CCGCGTCAGACTTCGTATTCGCCGCGGCGGAAATGCTGGTCCGCGATGTCCTTCAGCTTCGCCGTCGCATCCGAAAGCCAGGCGGCCTCGCCCCAGAGCACCGTCTCAGGGTCCGCGCCGAAATGGTCAGCGCTGGCCTGGGTGAGTTCCGCGAGGAGGCCGTCGAATTCGGCCTTCTTCGCCAGGAAGGCGGCCAGGCTGTTTTCCTGGTTGCGCGCGGCGCGGGCGGTGCGGTCGGTCATGTTCATCTCCGTCGTGGTGCAGGGCATCCCCTGCGTGTGACGAGACATTCCCGCTGTGGCGCGCACGAGCCAAGCAAGATGCAGCGGCGCGAAATTGCTATGTTTCGGTGGTCTGGATCACATCATGATCATGCCGGCCGCCGGCCTGGAGCGCCTCCCGGAGCACATCATTCTTGCCAAATTTTGCCAAGCCGGGGTATCGTCAGGGTCATGACCACCATGAACGTCTCCCTGCCGGATGGGTTGAAATCCTTCGTGGATGAGCAAGTCGCCGCACGCGGCTACAGCACCAGTAGCGAGTATGTCCGCGAACTCATCCGCAAGGACCAGGAGCGCGAGCGCCTGCGCGGCCTTTTGCTGGACGGCGCCGCCTCGGCCCCGACGGCGTCGGCCGATGATGCCTATTTCGACACGCTTCGCCGCCGCGTCCGCCAGTCGCAGGCGTGACCGCCAAGCCGGTCATCCCGCGGGAGGCGGCACAGCGGGACATCGACCAGGCCATTGCCCATTACGCGGCGGAAGCCGGCGGGCCGGTAGCGCTGGCCTTCATTGACGCGCTGGAGCGGGCCTTCCGGCGTATATCGCAGCATCCGGCGGTGGGTTCGCCACGCTATGCCTTCGAGTTGCGGCTGGAAGGGCTCCGAGCCTGGCCGCTGCGGCGCTACCCGTATCTGGTGTTCTACGTCGAGCGGGAGGACCACCTCGACGTCTGGCGGGTGCTACATGCGCAGCGCGATATCCCAACCTGGATGCAGGAACCGGAAGGGCCGTAACCCTTCCGTCGCGGGGATCTCGCTTCGCTGAATTGATGGAGCCGCACATGCCGGCGAACGTCTCCGCGCCGGCGGAGCGCGTGGCCTCGCAGCGCGAGGTGGCGCGCCGGCTCGGCATTTCGCACACCGCGCTGCAGAAGGCTGCCCAGTCGGGCCGCATCGCGCAGGAACCGGGCGGCGGCTGGGATGTGGAGAAGGTCCGCGCCAGCCTGGCCGCCAGCAGCGATCCGGCCCGCAAGACGGGGGCCATGGTGGCGCCGATAGCGGCACAGCTCTCGCCATCGCCGCCGCGACCGGCCATCGTCGCCCCGCCCATGCCGGAGCCGCTGCCCACGCCCTCGGCTGGCGGCAGCAGCTTCCACAATGCCCGCACCGCGAACGAGATGCTCAAGGCGCAGGAGCGCAAGCTCCGGCTCGATGAGCGTCGCGGCCAGTTGGTCGAGAAGGCGCGCGCGCTCATGCTGGTGCACCGGCTCGCCAAGGAGGAGCGCGATGCCATCCTCGCCTGGCCAGCCCGTATCGCCGCCGAGCTGGCGGCTGAACTCGGCGTCGACGCGCATCGGCTGCAGACGCTGATGGATGCGCGGCTGCGGCAGCATCTCGCCGAACGCAACGACGTGCGGGTGGCAGTCGCATGATGACCGGCGAACAGATCATCGGCGAGCTTGGCAACTTCGATGGCGCCGCCGAAATCCTGCAAGCGTGGCGCGACGGCATGGCACCCGAGCCCGCGCTGCTGGTCTCCGACTGGGCCGACAAGCACCGCATGCTCGGTTCCCGCGGCAGCGCCGAGCCCGGGCCGTGGCGAACGAACCGCACGCCTTATCTGCGCGACGTGATGGATGCACTGTCGCCGGCACATCCGGCGCGGCGCGTGGTCTTCATGAAGGGCGCGCAGGTCGGCGGCACGGAGTGCGGCAACAACTGGATTGGCTACGTCATCCATCACGCGCCGGGCCCGATGCTGGCCGTGCAGCCGACGACGGAACTGGCAAAGCGCTTCTCGGATCAGCGCATTGACCCGCTGGTGGAGGAGACGCCGGCCATCCGGCAGCGCGTCGCACCAGCGCGTTCGCGGGACAGTGGCAATCGGCAGCTCAGTAAGGAGTTCCCTGGCGGCCAGCTGGTGATGACGGGCGCCAACAGCGCGGTCGGCCTGCGCTCCATGTCGGCGCGCTTCCTGTTCCTGGACGAAGTGGACGCCTATCCCGGCGACGTCGAGGGCGAGGGCGATCCCGTCGCGCTGGCCGAGGCCCGGGCGCGCACCTTCGGCTGGCGCCGCAAGACGCTGCTGGTCAGCACGCCCACCATCTCTGGCCTGTCGCGCATCGAGCGGGAGTATCTGGCCAGCGACCAGCGGCGGTTCTTCGCGCCCTGCCCGCACTGCGCCGCGATGCAATGGCTGCGCTTCGAGCGGCTGGTTTGGGAAAAGGGCGAGCCCGACAGCGCCCGCTATCTCTGCGAGGCCTGCGACGGTGCGATCGGCGAGCAGCACAAGACCGCCATGCTGGCCGGCGGCGAATGGCGCCCCACCGCCATCCCGCAGGATCCGCACGCGATCGGCTTCCACATCTCGGCACTCTATTCGCCGGTCGGCTGGTTCTCGTGGTCGCAGGCGGTGCGCGATTGGGAGGCGGCGCAGGGCGACGACCGCGCCATCAAGACATTTCGGAACACGGTCCTCGGCGAGACCTGGCAGGAAAGCGGCGAGGCGCCGGACTGGCAGCGGCTCTATGACCGCCGTGAGGAATGGGCGCCGGGGACGATCGCGGCCGAGGGGCTGCTGCTGACCGCCGGCGTCGACGTCCAGCGCGACCGCCTCGAGGCCAGCATCTGGGCGTGGGCGCAGGATCGCCAGTCCTGGCTGGTCGAGCACCGCATCCTGGTCGGCAATCCCTTCGAGGCGGCGGTCTGGGACGAGCTGCGCGGCCTGCTGGGCGAGACCTGGCGGCACGCCTCCGGCCACCGGCTCGGCCTCGCCATGACGGCGATCGACAGCGGCGACGGCATGACCACCGCGGAGGTCTATGCCTTCGTGCGCCGCGCTGGCGCCGGCCGCGCCATTGCCGTGAAGGGCCAGGACGGGCTGCGCGCCGCGATTGGCCAGCCCTCGGCCACCGAGGTGCGGCGGAATGGCCGCAAGCTCGGCGGGCTGAAGGTGTGGCCGGTCGGCTCGTCCTTCCTGAAGGGCGAGACCTACGGCTGGCTGAAGCTGGAACGGCCAACGGCGGAGAGCGGCGACCCGTTCCCGCCAGGCTTTGTCCACCTGCCGCTGCATGCGGCCGGCGAGGAATTCTGTCGCCAGCTGACCGCCGAGCAGTTCGTCGCCCGGGCCGGCCGCAACGGCTTTCGCCGGCTGGAATGGGTCAAGACCAGGGAACGGAACGAGGCGCTGGACTGCCGGGTCTATGCGCGTGCCGCCGCGGCGGCGCTAGGCATGGACGGCTGGGGCGATGGACGGTGGGATCGGATGGCGAATGCGCTGTCGCTCCCCGCGGTCGAGGCGCCGGTGCCAGTCCCGGCCGATGGCGCTGCGCCTGCCACCAACACCGCCCGCCCCACCACATGGCTAGCCCCGCGTAGCGGCTGGCTTCGATAGGACACGCCCCATGCTCATCGCCGACCAGGATTGGGGCGTGCCGCCCATCGCCTTCGCCGACGCGATGCTCGACCCTTCCGGCCGCCTCAAGGTCGCGCGCGGCCAGAACGTCTACGACGTCGATTTCGAATACGGCATGCAGCCCCTGCGCTGGGAGAATTTCTTGGCTGGCACCGGCGCCGTCACCCATCGCCCCATCGAGGGCGGCGTGCGCATGGATGTCGCCGCCAATGGCGATGTCGCGCTGCGCCAGTCGCGCCCCTATTTCCGCTACCAGCCCAGCAAGGGCATCTACGCCTCCGCGGCCGTGCTGTTCGGCGCGCCCACCGCCGATATTACCCGCCGCGTCGGCATGTTCGACGCCGACAACGGCATCTTCTTCGAGCAGGACGCGACGGGCCTCTGGGCCGTCCGCCGCGCCAACACCGGCGCCGGCGTCATCGACACCCGCGTGGCGCAACGCGACTGGAGCATCGATGCGCTGAATGGCGGGGGCCGGTCCGGGCGCAACATCGACCCCGCCCGGATCCAGATGGCGGTGATGGACTACGCCTGGTACGGCGCCGGCCGCGCCCGGCTGGGCTTCATCATCTCCGGCAAGCTGCTCTGGTGCCACGCCTTCGACAGCGCCAATGCCGCGGGGCAGACGCTGCCCTGGTCGCGCACCGGCAATCTGCCCTGCCGCTATGAGCTGCGTCGCAATGCCGGCTCCGGCCTGGTGTCGTTCTGGCACTGGGGCGTGTCGGTTGTCGTCGAGGGCGGCTTTGACGAGCAGCGCGGTTTCACCTTCCCACATGCCAATGCCGCGCGCGTCGCCGTCACCTCCCGCCGGCCCATCCTCTCCTCGCGCGTGCGGCCGATGGCGGTGGTGGACGAGACCAACACCGCGACAGGTGGCGGCACCAACCAACTGAGCCGCACCGGCGCGGGCTGGACGGCGAATCAATGGCGCGGGCGCTATTTGCGCCTGACCGGCGGTACCGGTGCCGGGCAGCTCGTGCGGATCACCGGCAACAGTTCGGTGACCCTGACCGTGGACAACCCACTCACCGGCAGCACCACGCCCTTCTCGCCGGCGCCGGATGCCACGACGCAGTATCAGATCGGGCTCGTGAACCGCGGCCAGCTGGTGCCGCAGCAGCTGATCGTCAGCAGCGATGCCGCCGCCTATTTCGAACTGGTCATCGGCGGCACCCTCACCGGTCCGACCTGGCAGGGGCTGTCCTCCCTCGGCAGCCCGGCCTCGCTGTCGGAGCAGGACACGGCCGCCACCGCCATCGCTGGCGGCGATCGCGTCTGGGCCGGCTACACCCCGGCGGGCGGTCAGGGCGTGCAGGAGTTCGACCTGCGGCAGCTGCAGGCGCTGAGCACCAACATCCTCGGCGCGACACCCGAGACGTTGAGTCTGGTCGCGACCAGCTTCTCCGGCACGGCGAACGTGGCGGCGACCATCCTCTATACCGAGGCGATGTCCTGATGGACCCGGCTGTTCTCGCCTGGGCGCTGGCGCAGCCGGCTGGCAGCCGTGCCGCGGTGCTGGCCAATGCCTATACCGGCGGCACCACCCGCGTGACCTTCGACGGGCGCACCATCGAGTATCGCAGCCTGGATGAGCTTGGCCGCGCGCTGGCGGTGCTGCGCGGTGCGGAGACCGCCAGCGCACGCCGGCCGAGCATCACGCTCGCCAGCTTCTCGCGCGAGGGCAGCAGGTGATGGGCCGTTGGCGAAATGTCTGGCAGGCGATCCGCGGCTATGACGCGGCGCAGGACAGTCGCGCCTCCAGCTGGACAGTTTCTGGCAGCAGCGCCACGGCGGAGGTGGGCGCGGCCGCCATGACGGTGGCCCGCCGCGCCCGCGACGCCGTGCGCAACGACCCCTACGCCACCCGCATGGTCGACCTCTGGACCGG